AGGTGGTAAAGATAAATTTATAGAAGAGGCTTCCGGAATCGTACAAAAGTATCCACGAGGCACCGACATTCAAAAGTTTTTAGATAGAATAAATCTTTACAATCAAGGAATCATGGCTGGGGGAACTATAAGCGAAGATGCCACTGGTCTTAAAAGATTAAACTTAGTTAACAAAGGTGTAAAAAATCCTGAAACAGGAGCCACAATATTATCTTTAACCAGACCTCAATTAACAGCTCAAGAGCCAACCATAGGTGAGTTAGTGCAGGATTTTAGTAGAGCAGCAGGTAGCACTTTAGGTCAGCTTGGTGAAAGAGCACTAAGCGGTGGAGTCACTGGTGAATTATTACAATTTATAAAAGACAAATATGAAGGTGGTAAACAAAAACTAAATAGGATAGTTAATCCACCTAGTGAAAAAGTTAATGAAAATTTAGAGGGAATTTTAGAAAATATAGATGCATCTAACAACCCGCTTTTTAACCAACAAGTTTTTGACCCCATAAGAGTTTCTGATATGGACCCATCCACTATGATGGCAGAGGCCACAGGAGTTGAGAATGTTTTTAATAAAATTAATGAATTAAGAAATTTTGGTAATGAAATTGGATTAGACAGATTTAAGTTTAACCCTCTCAATCCTAATAGGGGCATAGATTTTGAAGATACCTTTATGTTTAATCAAACTCCAGTTGATTATAACATAGGGATAGACCCCTCTGGCGGTTTAAGATTTGGTCTTGGGTTTAATTATTAAGATGTTATAATACCACTTATGATTAAACTTACAGATGAATTGAAAGCACGGGTACAGGACCATGAAGGCCTCAGGACTTCCGTATACTTAGACAGTTTGGGCAAAAAAACTGTGGGCATAGGCCACCTCGTACAATCACATGAACTCGAAAGATTTGCTGAAGGAGTAGAAATACCCATGGAAGAAATCATGGAGATATTTGAAATGGATTTAAACAGAGCGGCAGCAGGAGCCGATATGTTAATAGAAGATAAAGTCGGTCACGATTTGCCTCAACACGTAGGTGAGGTAATTCTTGAGATGGTTTTTCAACTGGGGACAACAGGTGTATCTAAGTTCCTCAAATTTTGGAAAGCTTTAAGAGTTAAAGATTGGAAGAAAGCTGCAGAAGAAATGAAAGATTCCAGATGGCATTCACAGACACCGAAGCGCTGTGAGCACCTTGCTGAAATTGTAGCTAATACTTAGTTTTTTTATTAGACTCCAAGTGATCTTCTATTGCATCCCAAACTTCTACGTTTGACCAATGATGTAAAACAGCTTTGGACACATCTTCATGTAAAACCTTTAAAGTTCTAACACCTATCGGCACAGGCTTTCCTTTATTTTTATAAAGATGATCAACCTCTTCACCAGTTAAACTTAAATAAACTTCACCACTTTGATACATTACCCTCATACTCCACACATTCCTTCACAATCATTAAAAGCAACGCCACCAAGTTCATCAAACATGGACAACTGACCATTGTCTTTTGCTTTTTCATCTATATCTATTTCACTTAATGGTTTACCTTCTTTAGTTACAAAAACTGTGTAACCTTCACGCATACCTTTGAATCCACCATTAATCTTTTTTTCAAACTCAATAACGTGATTAAACTCATCAGGAGCTGTATCTTTTAAATGTTTCCATTCTTTCCATGTTTTGTAAGGACAAAACGTACAGGCTGACCTGGGTGGCTTTGGCATGGCATGATCTTCAAACCATTTTTTGCACATCGCTCTGGTGATGTTTCTGTCTACCAAAGGATATACATTTTTAATCCAAGGTTTTCTGGCTTCTTTTACACGGTAAGTTTCATCACGAGAAATACCCATGATCATTTCTACGACAGTGCCTTTTTTAACTCTTTGTCCTTTTTTGTAACCCATATGTTGTCTAATAAACTTGTGAATAGGTTCAATTTTATAGTGCCCGGTGCACTGACGGGTTAAGATACCCATGCTATTTTTTTTTGGGTCTTTGGTAAAGAAGGGTGGTGTTCTTGAAGTGTGCAAACCTTGTGCCGCTTCAATAGAGTCTGTCTCAATATTACCTGCGCTAATAACATGAATAGGATAATTCTTAATCTTAGTCTTCATCCATTCAAACCATTCATAAACTTCTTTTGGCTCTGCCATTGTATCTGCAAATACAGCAAAGTCTGGCATGGGGCCTATCTCACCATACTCGTACATAAATGCTAGAGTGCTTGATTGCACTCCTGCTCCTAAAGATAATACTTTAGGTCCTTCAATTAAATCAGCCATTGTTTTAACTCCTCTCCCATGACTTGCGTCGCTATGTTAATCTTATTTCTTAAGCTTTGTACAATCTTCTCATCAACAGTGCCTTCGGTTACTAAGTCAACGTAAGTGACTTTTGATGTTTGTCCTATGCGGTGCACTCTATCCTCCGATTGTAGTCGGACTTCTAAGTCATAAGAGTTGCTATAGTATACCACAGTGTGGCTCCTGGTTAAAGTTAAACCATAACCTCCTGTTTTAGGATTTGCCACAAAATATCTTAATTCTTCTTCGTTCTGAAACTCATCAATAATTCTTTGTCTCTCTTCATTTGATGTATCACCATAGAATGTAGCCACGGAACGTGAACCATGGACCTTACTTATTTCTTTTGCAATAGTTTGTATATCATGTCTATAATTAGCCCAGATAAGAACCTTACCTGATGTCTCTTCTAATATATTCATTAATTCTTTTATCCTGTTATTCTCTACTGCTTTTACTTCTCCGTTATCTAGCTTCACATGGCCACAAACTATCTGGTGTAGCCTTAGTATTTGTGTTAATGCTGATAGCGCTGTCAATCTTTCTCCCCCTAATTCTGCTATGGCCATTCTTTTCATAGTCATGTACATCTCTAATTGTTTTGTAGTCATTGGCACATTACGCACTTGGTATATTTTTTCCGGCAGATCAAGACAATCATCTTTTAACACGCGGTAAGAAAAATCATCTATCTTTCCAGCCAACTCATCAAGCCTTTGATATCTAACGACCATATTAAAATTATGTGTTGGCATGTTTCTTCTAACCATTACACAGTATCTATTCTTAAAAGCCCAAAAAGAACTAAAACCTAAAAGGTCCTCATCTAAAAAAGCGCATTGAGAATATAGGTCTATAGGTGATCTAGTAACAGGAGAACCTGTCATGATTCTTTTGTATTTAATTAAAGGTGACATTTTTAAAATATTTTTTGTTCGAGCAGCTGTCGGGTTTTTAATAGTGGTGCTTTCATCAATAGCAACCATACATCTGTGAGAGAGAAAAAACTTCTTTGCAAAGTCAACTCCCTTTTTTGTACTGAATGCTTCTATGTTCATAAGAAATATTTTAAAGTTATCGTTTGGCAAGAAAATCTTATCAAGTTTTTTTCTTTCTTCTGCTTTGTTATCTGACCCCCAAACAAAAATGTCGGGAACAATATGATCTGGCAAATGATTATTAAGTTCTCTTATCCAGTTTTTATAAACTGTTTTAGGAGCTATAACACAAAGACTTTCTATGTGTCCATTATCATAAAGATAACTAGAATTGTAAATAGCTACAAGAGTTTTACCTGTACCCATCTCCATAAACCAGGCAAAATTATCCTTTTCTAAAGCTGCACCTAATGCAGCTAGCTGATGAGCAAAGGGCTCAGTCTTAAACGGATAGTCCTGTATTTTATTCATTCTTTCTAAAAATAAATATAGTGCTTGAAATTAGGATTGCAACTACTATATAATACGCATCGAGAAAGAAGGAAATATGAGCACAGTATACGTAGTACAAGAAATGCCTGGTAGGGACATCTTATCTGCCGATAAATACGGTAAGTTAGTTCCAGTCATGGCCCCTGGTTTTCAAGTGATTTTATCACCTGGACCTGCAGTTGCCAAAGTTAAGAAGGTAATCAAAGAATATACTGACGATGATTACATTCTTTGTCTTGGTGATCCTTCACTCATAGGCATAGTTTGTGCTCATTGCGCAGATATAAACAGGGGTAAATTTAATCTATTGAAGTGGGATAAGAGACATCAAAAGTATTATCCAATCGAAGTAGATATGAATAGGAGAACGTAATGAATAACGCATCAGTGCTAAGTTCTTTAGAACAATCATCTAAGGACCTTAGTAAGTTAGATGACGGATCTTTGTCCTCTTTAGGATCAAAATGTCAAGAGATCGAATCAACTATGGCTGAGATTAGTAATATTGAGTCACATAAAAAAGACTTAAATTCTAAACTTCAGAAGTTGTACGATGAGACTGCTGATCTTTTAAGATCAAAGAATCTAACATCATTAACCCTTGCGAATGGTTCAAAAGTAACCGCGTCTGAAAGAGTAGTGGCACACATTAAGAAAGACATACAAGAGTCTGCCTTTGAAGTGTTACGCGAAAAAGGATTCGGTGACTTAATCAAACGTGAGGTAAAAGCAAGCTTTGCTAAAGGCGAAGACTCTAAAGCGCAAGACTTCATTCATGCAATCGAAGAGCAAGGATTACAGCCGGTTGATAATGCATCTATACATCCAAGCACTCTTAAAGCTTTTTTTAAAGAGCAGCTAGATAAGGGCAACCCAGCTGAAATACCTTTAGATCTTTTCGGGGTACATGTTTTGAACGAGATAAAGATAAGGAGATAATTATGCGTAAGAAAATAAAGACGAAAAACAAAAAGAAACTATCGACCGGTAAGGCCGTTGAAAAAAAGCAAAACACAGATGTTGCAGCTGTAACACTGTCAAGCTTAGAGGCACTATCTGGTAGAGGGTTACAAAACGTATCTACGGATACAATGGCTACACCAAGAATTAAAATTCTAATGCAGCTATCACCAGAACTAGAAGAGATTGAAGGTGCTAAAGCAGGTATGGTTTACAATACTGTGACTCAAGAACTGTTTAAAGCTGATGAAGGAATCAAAGTTATTCCTTGTTACTTTCAATTACAGTATGTTGAGTGGACTGAACGTGGACAGGGCAGTAGTGCTCCTGTAAATGTTTATGATGCTAGCTCTGACATTCTTATGAAAACAAAAAGAGACGACATGAATAAAGATAGACTTGATAGTGGTAATTATATAGACACTTGTCACAATCATTTTGTCTTGGTCATGGACAAAACAGGCGTGCCTTCACCTGCAGTGATTACTTTTAAGTCAACGCAGTTAAAGCACAGTAAACGTTGGAACACTATGATGAAAAGACAGTTCTTAAAAAATGCTAACGGAACTTTGTTTGCAGCTCCTTCTTTCGCTCACGTGTATAAGTGGGGAACAATGAAAGAGTCCAATGATAAAGGTACGTGGTATGGTTGGAATGGTCCTACTAAAGAAGCAGTTATTACTGACTTAGACAATAGTGCTGAGATCTTACAAATGGCAAAAGACTTTGAGGAAAGTTGCCGAAAAGGTGAGAGAAACGTTTCTTATGAGGAGAGTGAAACATCTTCAAACAAAGATAACGAAGACATACCGTTTTAATTATAAGGGGGCTTCGGCCCCCTTCCTTATTTAGGAGATGTTTTGGATTACAAGAAATTTAGAGAGATATTTAGAGGTTTAGATAGAGCCTATGGTGTTTACTATAAAGGAGAGACTAAAGAGAATGGTAAATTATCAGGTAAAGCTTATATCAAAAAAGAACCGCTAGAAGAGATATATTACAAGTATCACTTGGAAGGACAAGACCCGTCATTGGGTGTTGTGCCTATCATGGATGATAGTAATTGTTTTTGGGGTTGTTGTGATATTGATAAGTATCCTCTTGATTTCAAAGCAATAATAAAAAAACTTAAATTAAAAAAGATTCCCATGAGTGTATGTCGTTCTAAGAGCGGCGGGGCACACTTGTTTTTATTTACCAAACAAGCTGTATCAGCAACAATTATGAGAAATAAGTTATATGAAATTGCAGCTTATTTAGGTTATGCCGATTGTGAAATATTTCCAAAGCAAACAGAAATTAAAGCAGACAGAGGAGATACTGGTAATTTTTTAAATCTGCCATATCACGGTGGTGATGAGAGCATGCGTTATGCCATGAATGATGAGGGTCAATCCTTATCTGTAGAAGAGTTTTATAAACATTATGATGATGTAGTTTTAACACCAAAACAATTAAAAGAAATTAGTGTGGCTGATGAGTCACGTGAATTAAAAGATGGACCACCTTGTCTTGAAACTTTAATGGCAGAGGGGTTTCCTGAAGGCACAAGAGACAACGCTCTTTATCAATACGCTGTATATGCAAAGAAAGCTTTTCCTGATCATTGGCAGGATAAGATAGCTGAGTTTAATCACAAATACATGGACCCATCTTTATCCATTGCACAGGTTAACAAAACTATTAAACAACACGAAAAGAAAGAGTATGCTTACAAGTGTAAAGATCAGCCTATGTGCTCACATTGTAACTCTAATCTTTGTAGACAAAGAATACATGGAGTGGGTCCTGACTATGAACATAAGTTTGGTGACTTAACAAAATATCAATCAGACGAGTCTGTCTGGTTCTTAAATGTAGATGGACAAAGACTCGAGCTCACAACAGATCAATTGTTTGATCAGTCAAAGTTTAGAAAGGCATGCATGGATAATTTAAATGTTTTACCCAATCCTATGAACACAAGAGATTGGACTGCAAGAATACAACAATTGTTACAAGGTGTAGAGATTATTGAAATGCCTAAAGAGGTTAGAAAAGAAGGTCGCTTCGAACAGCACCTTGATAACTTTATTAACGATCAGGGTAAGGCTATGAACATAGAAGAAATATTAATTGGTAAAGCTTGGGCAGAAGAGGGTAAGATTTTTTTTAAGATGTCATCTTTAGAAGAGTATTTGCAAAAGAAAAGATTTACAGAGTTTACGACAACACAAATGGGAGCAAGAATAAAACAGATAGGCGGCGGGGACACTCGTAAAAGAGTTAGAGGTAAGGTTGTTTATATGTGGTTTGTTCCTGATCAAAGTGGAGATGATGTTAATTTAGATTTACCTAGTATGAAAGAGGAGCTACCATTCTAATGGATAACACAACAATTATATTTGGCCCACCAGGAACAGGCAAAACAACTAGGTTACTGCGTATTGTAGAAGAAGAGTTGGAACGTGGAACACCGCCGGACCGCATAGGATACTTTGCGTTTACACGTAAAGCATCGCAGGAAGCTGTTAATAGGGCGTGCTCTAAGTTTAACGTAGATAGAAAACAGTTCTCAAACTTTAGAACTTTACACAGTCTTGCTTATAGATCTTTAAAACTAGATAAAACAAATGTTATGAAAGACGAACATTATAAAGATTTAGAAAGTATTTTACAGCTCAGGCTTACAAACCCTGACTCAACAATCAATAACTATGGCGCCTTCGTTGCTGACGATATTTATATGCAATTAATTAATCTTGCTAAAGTAAAGAATGAACCTTTGTTAAAAGTGTTTCATGAGTTTGGTCACGTTCCTGGAGGCTGGTTAAAACTAGATTATGTTGATAGAGCTGTTAAAGCTTACAAGAAGGAAAGAAACTTATTTGATTACACTGATATGTTAATTGAATATAACAAGCAGGTTCCTAATCCTAATTTAGATGTATTGATTGTGGATGAAGCTCAAGACTTATCTTATATACAATGGGAAATGGTTAAACATATGCAAAGTGTAGTTGAAAGAGTTTACATCGCTGGTGATGATGACCAGGCAATATTTAAATGGTCGGGTGCACAGCCAGAATTTTTAATAAACTTGTCTGGTAAACGTGAGATATTAAATCAATCTTATCGTGTGCCAATTGCGGTACATGGTGTAGCAAGTAAATTAGTTAATAGAATACAGAATAGAGTAGCTAAAGACTATAAACCTAAAACGGTTTCTGGTTTTCTTGAAAGACATATACACCGTTTTGATTCAGTAAACTTGAAACATGGATCATGGCTCTTGCTTGGTAGAACTAACTATGTTGCCGAACAACTGGTTGATGAACTACGAAGCATGGGTGTTTACTATGAGAAGTTTGACAATCCGTCTGTATCTAAAAAATTAGTAGAGGCTATACGAAGCTGGGAGACTTTACAAAAAGGAGACGAGATAAATTATAATCAGGTTAAGAACTTATATTCTTATTTTAAATTAGACAAAGACGTAGCTCGTGGTCACAAAGGTATGGCAGGAGTTGACGAAAATAAAATGTTTAACATTGCAACACTAGGTGTTGAACATGGACTTAAAGTTGAACAAAGAACTCCTTGGCATTATGCATTGAGTCAAGTTTCTGAAACAATGAAAGTTTATGTGTTGTCTTTATTAAGGAACAATGAAGAAATAGATTTAAAACCTAGAATAAAAGTTTCTACCATACATGGTGCAAAAGGTGGTGAAGCTGACAATGTTATGTTGTTAACAGATTTAACAAAAAGAGTCGAAGAGGGTTATTTAATAAACCCTGACGATGAGAGAAGAGTATTTTACGTTGGAGCGACCAGAGCAAAACAGTCCTTGCATCTTGTAGCCAGTCAAAGTAATTTAGAGTTCTCAGAAATTTTTAGATGAATGATCATAATTGGATACTACCAGAGTATAAAGAAGGAAAGATAGAAGCTTATATGAGTAATCAAATACCAATGTTTCAACCACCAAGTGAGTGGTTGCCACCAGAAAATATTCCTAATCTTGATGATGCTAAAGAAATAGCAGTTGACCTGGAGACAATGGATCCTGACATAAAAACAAAAGGACCAGGCTGGGCCACAGGTAATGGTGCAATCATAGGTGTTGCTATAGCTGTTGAGGGTTGGAAAGGTTACTTTCCTTTACGACATCCTGGTGGTGGTAATTTTGATGAGAAAATATTTTTTAGAAAATTTAAAAAGATGATGGCCTTACCTAATAGAAAAGTATTTCACAATGCTATGTATGATGTGGGTTGGTTAAAACACCAAGACATACCAGTTAATGGCACGTTGATTGACACTATGATAGCTGCGCAAATAATAGATGAGAACCGTATGGGTTACTCATTAAATGCTGTTGCTAAAGATTTTTTAGGTGAAAAGAAATCAGAAGCTTTACTTTATGAGGCTGCAAAAGAGTGGGGTGTAGATCCTAAAGGTGAGATGTATAAGCTCCCCGCACAGTTTGTAGGCCCTTACGCTGAACAAGATGCTGAGCTCACACTAAAGTTGTGGGGTCGGTTAGAATCAGAAATATATAAACAAGATTTAGTTTCCATCTTCTCATTAGAGACGAATATACTTCCGGCTTTGATTGAGATGAAGTGGAGAGGTGTCCGTGTTGATACCGATCGTGCTGCTCAGATAAAAGAGAAACTCTTACAAGAAGAGAATCTTCTTCTTTCCTCTATCCAAAACATCTCAGGGGTTTCTGTGGATTTGTGGGCAGCACGCTCAATTGCGAAAGCTTTTGACTCCATGGATATACCATATGAAAAGACAGCTAAGGCAAAAGAACCTAAGTTTGATAAAAACTTCTTAGGAACTCATTCTAGTAAGCTGGCTAAGTTAGTTGTTCAGGCTCGTGAGATTAATAAAGCCAGGACAACATTCATTGATACTATTATGAAACATCAGCACAAGGGTAGGATACACGCTGAGATACATCAAATGAGATCGGACCAAGGCGGCACCGTCACTGGTCGTTTCTCTATGTCTAATCCTAATCTTCAACAGATACCCGCTAGACATGAAAAGATAGGACCAATGATTAGAAGTTTATTTATACCAGAAGAAGGAGCTACGTGGGGTTGCTTTGATTACAATCAACAAGAACCACGGCTCGTGGCTCACTACGCTGCCATAACCAGGAATGGTTTGGATGGAGCTGACAAAGTTATTGATGGTTACAACAATGACCTGGACTTTCACGGGACAGTTGCAGAGATGGCAAACATAGATCGTAAGATCGCTAAGACTGTTAACTTAGGTCTCTTCTATGGTATGGGTAAAGGTAAGTTAAAAAGTCAATTAGGTTTGAACGATGAACAAGCCGATGATTTATTTAAAACTTATCATAGTAGAGTTCCGTTTGTAAAACAACTCATGGACCAGGCTTCTAAGTCTGCACAGGAGAATGGTTTTGTAAGAACTTTACTTGGACGCAAGTGTCGTTTTGATTTATGGGAACCGTCAAGCTTTGGTATACATAAGCCATTGCCTCGTGAACAAGCGACCAGGGAACATGGAAAAAATATTAAACGTGCGTTTACATACAAAGCGTTGAATAGATTAATACAAGGCTCGGCAGCTGACATGACAAAGAAAGCAATATTAGATTTATATAAAGAAGGAATAGTTCCACACATACAAGTTCATGATGAATTGGACTGCTCATTTGAGTCTGAGATTCAGGCAAAGAAGATTGAAAAGCAAATGGTAGATTGTGTTGAGTTGAAGGTGCCAATTAAAGTAGATTGTGAAATCGGCGCTAACTGGGGCGAAATAAAATAATTTAAAGTTATCCACAGATTCTTTTAATTTCTTTGGAAAATCGTTTCCAAAAATTACACATATACTATGTAAGAACTTAAAAGCTCTGGGAGGGGCTATATAATGTTAACAAACAAGAAAGACCGTTGTGTAAACTGCGGTAAGAAATTAAAAAGAAAGTATGAAACAACATTTAGTGATAACGAAGCTAAGATGGCTCACACGTCTAAATACAAAGACTATAGTAAGTCTTGGGACATCTGGGATGGTAAAACTTATTGGGCTTACGAAGGTTTGTTCGACACTTTACGTTGTGCAGCTAATTTTGCGGCCGGAGCATACAAAGCAGGCTATAGACGCAGAAAACGCACAAAATAAGGAAAATAAAAACCGTTTTAAGAGCCATACAGGGCTATCCAAGAGATGGTCCTGTATGATTGGATCCAGGTAATTTGAAGGGATTAGTTATTTCACCCTTAACTTTCGAAACACAGATAAACATCCTACATTCTACTCGAACCAGAGCTGATAGCCTCAAACACTTGTCCGTTAGCTACTTTACCCTGTGCGTTATGGCTCTGTTAAAACCATTATTCCGCCACAATATTGAACCGATCATGTTCAACAACCTGGTATAATATATATGGATAGTTTTATTTTTTTTTCAACTAATAAATAATATTTTTTTAGGACTTGACAATATAGTTTGAGATATTATATAATAAGTTAAGAAATACAGAAAGAAGGTTAATATGGAATATGCAATACCCGGATGGGTTGAATTAGTCTTGTTTGAACAAGAGGAAAGGAACGATGATGAATGATTAGTATAATCATAGGATGCATTATAGCAATTGTGCTCGTCCATCATTTAGGGTGGGTGTAATGACTGATGTATCAAAGTATAAATCTGTAGCTGTCAAAAAAGAGAGTTACAAAAAATTAAGAACAATGGCCGATAAAGATTATAGATCTGTTGCCGGCTTTATAGAATATCTGATCGATAAAGAATCAGAAGAAAGAATAATAGGAGAGAGAAATGCCAACAAGCAAGAAAGAGCCTGACAATATCACAGTCCCAGGCGTAGTATTACAGGACTGTATCATAACATTAAAAGGTGACTCACCTTTGATATGTAACAAGTGGTCTGAAAAGGCTAAACAAGAAATAAGAGACAAGCAGATGAAGATAGCTAAAGCTGCTGGTAGAGAAGCGAAGGATCCTGAAAAATGTTTTAGAGATTCTTTATATCAAATGCCTAACGGTAAAGATTATGGTTTCCCTGCAATTGCATTTAAAGCTGCAGCTGTTAACGCTTGCTCTCACATTGAAGGTCTTACAAAAGTCTCGGCTCGTGGATCATTCCACATTCCGTGTGACTTAATTAAGATTCAAGGTAAGCCTGTAATGAGAGAAGACATGGTGCGTGTTGGTATGGGCGCAGCTGATCTCAGATATAGAGGTGAGTTTACAGAATGGCAGGCAGAAGTTCCTGTCCGATACAATGCTAATGCCTGGTCAATCGAACAATTGATTAACGTATTTAACGTAGCGGGGTTTGCATCTGGTGTTGGAGAATGGAGACCACAAAAGAATGGTAACTTTGGTATGTTCAAAGTAACTAACGTAACCAAAATCGAAAGAAAGAAGGAGGTAAAAGTTGCGTAGAAAAATAATACAATCCTATGAATTTAGGAACAATGGTAGAACAAAATATTCAGTGGACGCTCAGGCTGTTGGAGAAGAGCTAGAAGCGATATCTAACAAGCACGGGACCCTCAATCCACATGTAGTTGTGAAGTCGGCAGAAAGAAAGAGTTCGCCACTTCACGAGTGCTTCACGTGGGATGATGCTTCAGCTGCGGAGAAGCATCGATTGCACGAGGCTAGAATGCTAATTGGTTCAGTCATGGTCGTCACGCAGCATGTAGACGAACCAGTTCGTGCTTTTCATAGTGTAAAAGTAACTACGTCTGACGGAGATGACGACACATCTGAGCGTAGTTATGTTCCACTGGATATAGCGTTGGACAATGATGAGTATCGAAGGCAGATATTGGAACAGGCTGCTAGAGATCTTAACACATGGAGAAAGAAATATGGAGAGCTACAAGAACTTCATAAATTTTTTTCTGAGGCTCAACGTATCATCGATAAGTATGCAGCGTAACAGGCATACTAGATGTAGTGGTGCTGTTGTTTAGCAGCACCACATATAGAGAAAGGAGAACTATGAAAAAATATAATTATAATCATATTATTAAAATATTGTTAGAAAAAAAAGGATGGATTAGAGTACCTTTGTATTTATCAACAGGAGAAATAAATGGCAAGTAGTGACGAATATTATCAAGAGTGGGTAGATGAAGTTAGAGAACTTTACAGTTTACTCGAAGACGCTTTGATAGCTATGAATAATGCCACTAGATCTAAAGGGATACGTCATGTAACTAAAGACGACGTAGATGAGATGGGTTCTATTATATTACAGATAGAAGACGTGCTCGCTACCGTTGATGATTTAGAGCATGACGACCCGGAACCTGTTTAGGCAGGTACGGTCAGGTATTGCGGGGTAAGTTGCGTCGTGGACCGTTGTGGAGAGGCAGGCGTGGTAAGTTTGAGCGAGGTATGGTCGGTTTTGTTGCGGCAGGCGTGGTGAGGTCGGGTACGTTCTGGTGGTAGCAAGGTGTGTTAAGGCAGGCGAGGTTAGGTGAGTTACGTTGAGGTGAGCTTAGTTCAGGAGTGGTATTTTTATGGCAGGCCAGGTATGCCCAGGTTTGTTATGATCCGGACGGGTTAGGTAAGGCAGGCGGGGTGAGGTGCGTTCAGGTGAGCAGTGGATGTAGATGGCGAGGAGAGTTTTGGTTTGGCAGGTGTGGCGAGTTGTGGTTCGTTGGGTTACGATTGCGGTAGATTGGGGTATGGTGTTGTGAGGCGTGGATTGGCGAGGCCGGAAAGGAGAGAACATGTTCAAAATGCTCATGACCGGTAGCCAGGCAATGCAAATTGTCAAAGACTACGTAACAAAAGATATTGCTCACAGTAATGTGACTGAGGCAGTTCTTGCGTTAGAAAAATATATAAAAAGTTTGGAAAAGAGTGTGAAGTGAGATAGTCTTGTCATCGGATTATCAATCCCACCCTAATCCAAGGGTCGACACCTGGTCTTTAGCCTCGTAACACAGGCATGTGGTGTGACTGATGGAGAGACATCTTTAAGAAAGGTAGCACAATGACTAAAAAAGAAATCAATGAGACAATAGAAAAATTTCTACGATCGGACAGGGTAGATAAAGCAACCGGTGATGATGAAATAGAAAAGATGAAATTAAGAAATATGATTGAAGTAGCGATAAGAAAGCAGGCTCCAGACTGGTTGAAAGAGATGATTAAGGAAGACGACGCACGGATCACGAAACACTGATCATGTCAATAGCAAAGATTATTTGCTGTTAGGATTGTAATTTTATATATTGATCGTTCGCGTAAAAAGGAGGTCAATATGGACGAATTACAAGAGAAATATGAGGGGGCATTAGCAGCGATAGCTTACCTACACAATGAATTACTAGCTGTAAAGCACTGTCAGTGCGATGATGATACAGAGGAATCTGAAGAGGATAACGGGGCCTAATATAGGCCTTCGTGTCCCTGTTCAAAGTATTTGTTTTTCATGTGTCTGTCCCAAAATTGTTTTCCATTTGCTACGATAGTATTCCACTCCCGATGGTTAAATCTTTCTGTTGAACCATCTTTGTATTCTACCTCATAGACCATGTCATGACCACCTGAGTCAGTCCTCTGTTCAAACACCCTTAGCTGCTTAATTATATCTTTTATCATCATGGTATTTTAAATACTTAGTCTCTTGTACCATACCTTTGGGAATAATTGCAACCCTTCCGCCTTCCTCAGAATTGTCGTCACACCAGTCAGCCATCAAAGTTATCTCTTCTTCGGTATCTTTAACAAGCCAACCAATTGAAAAACAACCAGCTGCTGTCTTTTTTATTATGTCTTTGAACTCAACCCACCCAGAGAAGGGCTCGGTTGCATCTTTCCATCGGACTATCACAATCGGCGTAGTCTTCAGGTTAAATTTCATTTCACTAAAGTATTCTGTCCAGGCACCATCTTGGAACATTTGGGCTCTTCCGTTTTTTTTGAAACACTAAACCATTGTTCACGACCAACGATATAGTCTGTGCCACTGGCATCCACACATTTTTGTGAGCCTATTGTATCTTTCACGGCTTGTTGTACAGAAGGCAAGGACATGTCATCACCGACCATGGACCCGCCGTCTTTAAGCTTGGGCCACCAGTTAAGTATATCATCCATCACTGCTTCATACTCATGAGCACCGTCTATAATAATTCCTTGAAAGTGTTTGTCTTGAAATCTTGCCAGGGTGTTTACATCATCTGACCTAGACTTAATTGGTGTAAGAACTCCTTTGTCTATATATTCTTGACAGTTTTTTAAAAAAGTATCGTAATAACTTGTGCCTATGTCTAGGTTAGCGTGTTCAGAGCTACCTTCGAAAGTATCTAACGCGTATAGGTGAACTTTTTTTCCAGAGTTGACAATGTTAGTTGCTAAGTAAGAAGTTGATCTACCCATAAAAGGTCCTATCTCTAAAATCTCGTCACCATCTTCACAGTGATGTAGTAGTAGGTCATATGCTTCATGCATGTTAAACCAGCCTGGTATTGTAAAATATTTATGATTCATAACTCTCTCATTTTCTTGAGACTCGTGAACAGACTGTATCTTGCGGAGACACTTGAATATTCGTTAGGAGGAACGCGCTCACGAATCTCGTTGCAATAATATAGGATTAATTGCATATTGGAAACATGAAATATTTCCTAATAGTATGGCTATGTATTAATGACCCTAACGTATCATTGCAAAATACTTGTCAACAGCTGATCTTGGACCAGGGATCATATGATACAATGATTGAATGTAATCAAGATGCCGCAAAGATTTACAATGATGTCAAGCCAATGGGAAACGTTTACCTTACAAGCTTTTGCTCTTTGAAGCCTGCAGTGTAACGTGTGCATATAGTATTATAAATATAAATACAAAAATAAAAAAATAAATTAGACGAAATGTTACGTAACATTATTAATATACTACTATTAATATTATTTATCAGGTATTCTAGGGTGTTACGTGGGTGTAACGTGAAGGTCAAATGTAACGTTACGTTGGGATATTTTATGTATTGATATAGGCTAATTTTAACCTAAAGTGTACTCAAATGACAAACTCTCACGTTACAGACGTTACAACTACCTTACAAGAACGATTTGATCACTTTCCAGGATTGACTCCTAAACAAGCTAAATTTGCACAACTTATTGTATTGTATGAAGGTAGAAAGACAGCAACACAGATTGCAATTGAATGTGGCTTTTCTGAGAAGACTGCAAGACAACAGGCAAGCAACATGCAAAACCCTAAGAGCTTTCCAAAAGTAGTGGAAGCAATAAATCATTACAGAGTACAATTCTATAGAAAATATGAGGTGAGCTATGACAAACATTTGAAAAGAATGTATGAACTATCTGCAAAAGCAGAAGAGGCAGGTAACTGGAATG